AGTGAATTTTGGGAGATGACTTGGAAAGATTATTGTATTATAGTTTTGGGAACGGAAAGAAGGGAAGTAAATGAATGGGCGAGGACACGAAACCTCGCCTATATTATATACCTAAGTAATAGTTCAGACAAGCATCCCAAATCAATAACTTCATTTTGGCATATACCCCAAATTGATGATATTGATGAACCTGAAGAAGAAACATATTTATCAAGTGACCAACTTTCACGAACTTTGGAACTATACGGAATAAATTAATAAAATATGGCTACTGATTTTACCTCTTATTTAGGTGTCAAGTTCAAGTTTGATAGTGATGAAGCTAGGGCAAACATAGTTAAACTTTTAAACGATTTAGACCATTTTGAAAAAAAGTTAAAAGATAATTTTGATATTAAATCAATTGGAAATTGGAACCGTGCAATAGATTTTGCTAAACAAGGTTTAAGTGAATTTGGAGTACAAGTTGATACAGTTACACAACAATCATATCAGAATTTTAGAGCCATTGGGCAATTAGATAGAGTTACTCGTGAATTTGCTTCGGGTGGATTAACTAGCGGTTTAAATGGGTTAACGATGTTTGGTAATTCATTAACTCGTTTAGCAGTACAAGAAGGTGGTTTTAAAAACGCAATTTCAGGTCTTGCTAGTGCATTTACTGGTCCTGCTGGAATAGTTTTAGGTATTTCTGCATTAGTTGGTATTATTGAAGCAAATAAAGACAAAATTTCTGAATTTTTTAAAACACCTTTAACTGCTCAAGAAGCATATAAAAATTCATTAACTGGTATAGGAACAGAATTTACTTCTGCGATAGAAAAAATAAATAAAGTACAAAATGCTTTTGATGAATATCATAAAGGAATATTAAATGGTAGTGAAGCTCTTAAAATTTATAATAAAGAATTAGGAGAAAATTTTGGTGTTAAAACTGATATTAATAGTGCAGAAGAAGTATTTAAAAATAAAACAAAAGATTATATTGAAGCTTCTTTTCAAAGAGCATTAGCAGATGCAGCAGGTAAAAAAGCATCAGAAGAATTTTTAAAACAAAAATTAATAGAACAAAAATCTTTAAGCGAATACAAAGGTTTTGTGGGAGGTGCTACTTTATCAGGACAAATTGATGTAGTTAATTTTTCAGCAATAAATAAAAGAACTGCACAAGGATTTAAAGATGTTGAAATAAATACTCAAGCTGAAATTGTTAAATTATATCAAGGTATTCAAAAAAAGGCACAAACTGAATCAGATAATCTTTCAAAACAAGGCGGTTTTAATTTATTCCCTGATAAATCTAAAAAACCAATAATAGAAAAAACTGATTATGAAGCTATTTTAAAACAACAAAGACTTGAATTTTATCCTGAAAAGGTTTTATCTGAAAAAATGGGTAAAGAGGATTTGAGTTATATATTAGGAGAAACTCCAGAAGAAGCATTTAAAGCAGAACAAAAAAGAATATCTTATTTTTTATCTAAGTTAAAAGTTCTTAAAGAACAAATGGCTTCTGAATCAGGAATAGGAGAAATGTTAAAAAAAGATGCAGAAAAAAGGGCAGAAGCATATAAATTAGAAGATGACGCAGCAGCTGAAAATATTAAACAATTAAAAATACAAGAACAAGATTATAAAAATTTTGCTAAAACTTTATCTAAAGATGTAACCAATGCTTTATTTAATGTTTTTGATGCAATTAAAAAAGGTCAAAATCCATTAGAAGTAATTGGTAATGCTTTTGCAAAAATGGTAGAACAAATAGCTGCTGCAATAGTTGAAGGTTTAATATTTAAAGCTTTATTAGATAGTTTCCCTGAATTAAAAGGAGTTTTTGCAACAGTTGGTGCGGTAAGTTCTGCATTTGGTGGAGGATATAGTGGACCACACGCAGATGGAGGAATTACTACAAGAGCTTCAATTGGTATGATTGGAGAAGCAGGACCAGAAGCAATAATGCCTTTAAGCAAATTGGGTTCAATGATGTCCAATACATTCAATGCTGGTTCATTAAGTAATGGTGGTAGCAGTTCTGCTCAATTTGTTTTAAAAGGACAAGATTTATTAGTAGCTTTAAATAGAACACAAAAATCATCAGCCCTTAAAGGACAAAATATAAGTTTAGCATAATGTCATACGGATTAAAATATACTATAACACAAGCATTAAGAGATGGAAGTTTTTTAAATGTAAATATTTATGAAAAAGATTATGCTTTAAGTACTGTTATAAATTATCCTGCAATTAATATTAATTTAGAATCTAATGCAAGTAATGATGAACCATTAGCAGGTATTATATCATCTCAATTAAATATATCTTTTTTAACAACTGAAGAAGACGGGGTAAATTTCCCTGATTTATTAAATTTTGATATAAGAAAATATTTTGTAAAACTTTATAAAACTGACCCAAGTAATCCAATATGGGTTGGGTTTCTTTTTAATGATTATGTTCAAGTTCCTTTTACTACTGCAAATATAAAAGTAGATATGATTGCAATTGATGGTCTTTCTTTTTTGCAATATTCAACATATACTTATTTCCAAGAACAAAGTATAAATAGTTTAAAAAAAATAATAGATGTAATTTCAGAAATATTAAATACAATTAATTATCCTGACCCTATTAAACTTTTAACTTCTTGCTCTTATTATGCAAGTGGGATGCTTAATAGAACAGACGCAGATTATAACGAACCATTTTCACAAACTTATCAATATATTAGAGATTATGTTGATTCTACCTATTATGATGCTTTAGATAATATTATGAAATCATTTGGTTGTAGATTGTTTCAATCAGATGGTGTTTGGCAAATATTAGCAATTAATCAAATAGCTTTAAGTACTAGATATTATACAAAATATATAATTTATCCAACTGTAAGTCTTGATTCTTCAGGAACAATAGATAAAAATATTACAATACAACCTTATTCAGTTGGCAATGTTCATTTTATAGATAATAGTCAAAATAAAATAGTTAGAAAAGGTTATCCTAAAATTGTTATAAAAAATGATTTTAAATATGCTAATAATTATGTACATAATGGCAATTTTCAAGGTTATCAAAATGTTTTAACTCCTCCTGCATATTTATATAAACCTTATGGATGGAATTTAATAGCTTATGGAAGCGGTTCAGATGCAAGATTGCAAATTGAAAATGATTTATCATCAAACACTGTAGTTATATCAAGAGGTGTAGGTGGCGGTTCTTATGCTTCTGCTGAAATGGGTTTCCCACCTCCTTATTCGCCATATTTATATTTACCATATATAAATTTGCCTGGTTTTGATATAAGTTTTTCTTATAGTATGGTACTTGCTAAAGCTAAATTATTTATTTCAATTTATAATCCAGCTACATCAATTACATATTATTATAATTCATCTAAAAATTGGCAAACTTCATCAACATATATTGATGTTGTAAAATCTGCTGCAAATACTGATTATGTAAATTTTTCTTTGTCAGTTGATATAAATAATTTAAATACACCTTCAGGGACTTCAGTTTTAGGGTATGTAAAATTAAAATTTTTAGTTGATGGCTCAGGTTCTTTTCCTTCTTATGAAGATATAAGTATTAGAGCAGTAACAATTACTCAAAAATATTCAACAATAAAATCAGTTAGTGTTACAAGACAAGTTGGAACAGAAAATACAATTGTAAAAGAAATACAACAACCTTTTGGTAGTTTTCTTAATAATTATACTGTAAATAACAATATTGGAAATTTAGTTGATAGTTCTGGAATATCTTATATTAATTGGTATAATTACCCTAATACATCAATAACTTATCAATTATTAACTATGTTAATGGCTAGGCAATATTCTAATTTATTAAATGTAAATTTTGGTACTTTGGAAGGAGATTTAGGAAAATTTGAAACATCAAAAGGATTAAATTATTTAGATAAAGTTTATTCAATACAAGATTCACCTACAAATGCAGTATCATATAATAATAAAATATTTATTTTAAATAGATGTAATATTAATGCACAAATAGACGAAGTAAATTCTTTACAATTAATTGAAATAACTAATACTGATAATGATTCTACTGAAACAATAAAATACAATATTGAATAATATGTTTATTAATAAAATAGAATTTTATAGTTAAATTTGTAATATGAATAATGTAACTGGTAAAAATATAATGTTGTACTATCACAATCCGATAACTAATACGGATATTCCTTTTGCGTGTTCAACAAATTGTACATTTAGTGTTCAAGTAGGGCAAAAAGAAGTTACAAGCCAAACATCAGCTTGGTACAAAGAATTTAAAAACGATATTGCTTCTTGGAATATTTCTTGCGATGGATTAATTACCTTAGAAAACTATGGTTATTTATATCTTTTAAACTTACAACAATCTAGGGCATCAATACAAGTTAAATTTGTAATTGACAACGGAACTTTAGGCTTGGTAATTATTTCAGGCACTTGCAATTTGACAAGTTTACAAATAAATGGTCCTTGGAAAGATGTAGCAACTTACGCAGTTAGTTTACAAGGCACAGGTGCTTACGGAACGACAGGTACTTCAGTAACTCCAGGTGGAACAGTTATCGTTGCAGGTGGGGTAGTTT